CCAATAACCAATAACCATAAACCAAAGAAAGAACTAGTCGCTAACGCTCCTGTGGAGTTGCCGGAATATATCAATTCGGATTCTTGGGATGAGTGGGTTAACCACTTGAAGGAAAAACGAAAGAAGCCAACGCCAAGCACAATCAAAAAGCAGCACAAGTTTTTATCAAAATACGACAAACCAACACAGCACCTCATTATTGACCGAAGTATTGAAAAAGGTTGGGTAGGTTTATTTGAGCCACAGGAGAAAAGCAATGGACACACCAAAAACACTATTAACGGGGTTACAGACTCGCGGAGACTTTCGCCAGGTGATCGAACGCGCCAACTCAGGGAGCAGAGATTTGCGGAGCGAGCTGCCGCCGGAACACCCGATATGGGATGTGTGGGCGATAATGCGTGACCAGTACGGGGCACAGTGGACACATGGCGATGAGCCTAGTATGGGTTGGGTGTATGCCTTGCGGGATATGTCGCAGGAGCAACTCAAGAATGGTGTTGGCAACCTGTCGCACAGGGCAGATACGAAGTGGCCACCCAACGCGCAGGAGTTCAGGGACTTGTGCCTGACTAACTTCAATTGGGAGCGGCAGTGCCACAAAATCCTGCCGACCGACAACCTGTTGGAGGACAAAACCGGCAGGGAAAAGCGGTGCGCTGAAGGGTTGGAAAATATCAGGGCATTAAAAGAGCAATTCGGTTTTTAGTTGGGCAAGGTAACTAAGGGAGCAAGGTAATGGCAAAAGCGACGATAGCAGGAAATATCCACATAGTAGATAACCCTGATGCGGAGGGTTCAGATAGAAGGCCGTATGAAATTAAGCGGGCGATTGTTATTGAGTTCGATACGGTCGAGGAATTGCGCGAGGCGCTGAAAAATGGTCGCTGCGAGTTTGGCGGTTTGGGCGTCAAGGGTTAGGTTAACTAAGGGAGAGGGATATGAAAACAAAAACCACACCGCGCTCAGTTCAGCGCCAGAAGATACTCGCGCTATTCGACACAAAGACAGAGATAAACCGCTTTGATGTAATGGAGGATCAGGGCTTGAAAGATCAGGTAGCGACGAAACTTTTAACCGCGATGTGGAAAGACGGCCAGCTAAACCGCGAGATGGTGGGACAGGGTGGTAAGTCGAGCTACGTCTACACTCGGATAGTGTCGCGGTACAACCCGTTTGTGATAATGCAGCTACGCCGCAGGACTAACGAGAAGCTGGGGATAACACCATGAGCACAAGGGTTTACAAAGACGTAAACGTCTATGATGCCTCAATCGAAAGGCTAGATTTTATATTCGCCAATTTTGAGCGTATTTACCTGTCGTTTTCAGGCGGTAAAGATTCCGGCGTCATGCTCAATCTGATATTGCAGTACATGAGGGATCGCGGCATTGAGCGAAAGATCGGAATACAGATACTCGACAATGAAGCCAATTATGAATACTCGCTTGACTTCATGCATCGGATGATCAAGGAAAACCGAGAGTATTTAGACGTGTATTGGTGCTGTATGCCAATTACCCTGCCTTGCACAGTTTCATCCTATGAGGTGGACTGGCAGTGCTGGGGAGAGAATGACCGGCACCGATGGATCAGGCCGATGCCAGAGCAGGACTATATCGTCAATCTGTCCAATCACCCTTTTGGCGACAAATTCAGAGAGCATATGCACTACGATGAATTTTGGGATATGTTTGCGGAGTGGTACAGCCAGGGCAAGCGGACGGCGAATTTAATTGGTATTCGGACGGATGAAAGTCTTAATCGGTTTCGGGCGATTATGAATGACGCAAAGGAAACGCTGTTAGGTCACGCGTGGACAAAGAAAAATACCGAGCACGTTTACAACTGCTATCCGATATACGATTGGCGCACTCGTGATATTTGGGTGGCGAATGCCAAGTTTGAATGGGACTACAATAAGTTGTACGACACTTTTTATATGGCGGGCGTTCCTATTTCAAAAATGCGTGTTGCCAGTCCGTTTATGAGCGAATCAAAGTCAAGCCTTAACCTGTATCGCGTGATAGATGGTCACACCTGGGCGCGGCTTTGCTCAAGAGTCGGAGGCGCTAACTTTGTTGCGACATATGGTAAGCAGTTAAATTACAACACATTTAAATTGCCAGAAGGCCATACATGGAAGTCATTTGTTAAATTCCTGCTTAGCACGCTACCGGAAGCATCAGCAGTAAATTTTAAGTCGCGCTTCATTCAGTCCATCCATTTTTGGGGAAGAGTGGGGCGCGGATTGAAAGAGAGTGTAATATTTGATTTGGTGATGAACGGTGTTCGCTACAAGATTAATGGAACAACGCCGCACGGAAAGAATAATTTACGCCGCGTTGTCATTAAGGTGCCGCCGGATCATTTGGACGGATTACATGCACACAACAGCGAAGTCACAAGCTGGAAGAGGTTTGCAATGACGATTCTAAAAAATGACCACACATGCAAATACCTAGGATTGGCTCCAACAAAGTCACAAATGGAAAGGCAGAAAGTCATTCAACAAAAATACAGCAGCGTATAGGGAGAGATTATGAAAGTTATTAGAACATCAGAGCTTACACAGGAAAGGATTGTGAGCTGCCCGAAAGGTGGATTTGTGAGCAATCGTATTTTGCTCCAGTCCGACGGCATGGGATACGGGCTCACTAAAACTGTTATCCCTGTCGGAGAGCGGCAATTCTGGCATTACAAAAATCACCTTGAATCGTGCTACTGCATCAGCGGCAAAGGGCTGCTGACCAATGCAGAAACTGGCGAGTATTGGGCAATAGAAGCAGACACAACCTATGTGCTTGACAAGCACGACGCGCATTACTTTGAGGCACTGGAAGAAGTCACGCTGATTTGCGTATTCAATCCGCCATTGACTGGCGACGAAGTACATCAGGCAGACGGATCATATGCCAGAGAATACGATTCTCCTGTTTACAGCGTGAAGCGCGTCCCGATAACCCAAGTCACAGCGAACGACTACAACCCGAACAGTGTAGCGCCGCCGGAAATGGCGTTGCTTGAAACATCAATATGGGAGGACGGATACACACAACCGGTAGTTGTTGTGTACGACCACGATAACGATATGTATGTTGTGGTTGACGGATTCCACCGCTATTGCGTGTTGCGAGACAGCGTCAGGATTAACGAGCGCGAAAAAGGAATGCTTCCGGTAGTCGTACTGAAGAAAGAAATGCACGACAGGATGGCGTCCACAATTCGCCACAACCGCGCTCGAGGATCGCACAACATAGAACTTATGAGCACCATCGTCGCGGAGCTTGTCGAAATGGGCAAAGGCGATGCGTGGATATGCAAGCATATCGGTATGTCTCCTGATGAGTTGTTGCGCTTGAAGCAAATCACAGGCGTTGCTGCGCTGTTCCAGAATCAGGAGTTTTCAAAGAGCTGGGATGCAGAAAACTTTGAAGAAGCAATGGCCGATGAAGTTTAAGCGCGTTTACATTCCGTACTGGGATTGGGAAGAAATTGACGCCAATATGTGGGGCGCTATTTCTAATCGGAAGGCCGCTATCAACAAGGCGGTAGAATTTACCGGCAATCACAAACTATACGGACGGTTCATGATGCGCGTTGTAAACGAGTGGCCGAATAGCTGTGAGAACGCACTAACGGATTACTCTATTAACCGCAAAGCATGGGTAGGCCACGCCGCCGTTGCATTGGCACATGGAATACCGGAAGACGTAACACGATTGGCATGGGGAAAATTAACTGATGAGCAGCGGCTATTGGCAAACAAAGAGGCAGAGCGAGCAATACAGTACTGGGAATACCATTACCAAAAGAGCAATGGATTATATCCAGACATGGGAAGCGCGCTGTTATGCTGATGGTATTCCAGATCAGTTACAGGATGGAGTTATGAAATCCTGTCGTGCTCCAAGCTATAAAGCCATTGCATTAGCAGTACTGCGTAACGATCACAATTTGCACTCGCTTGGTTTTACGGAAAGGAGTAGCGCGACAGTCGATATATTGATTGCGCTCAAGAGACCTGAAAAGCCACTAATTAATTACGAAATGTTCGCAGCATAGAGGCCATGC